TTTGCTTATCCTTATCTTTCAAGGCCTTATGATCCTGAATGAGAATGATTCTTATTCTCATTTATATATTTTTTTATATATATATATTTAGCCGATTTACTTCTATAAAGTTACACGGTAAAAATCGGATTTACTTCTATTTTTCCACACGGTGAAAATTTAGTTTCACTTTTTCTTTTTGGATTGATTACTCATTGCTAACGCAATAGCTAAAGCCTGCTTTGGAGACTTAACTTTTTTACCGCTTTTACCAATATTTAACTCGCCTTTACCAAATTCTGACATCACTTTTTTAACTTTTGTAACTGCTGCTAATTTCTTCATGTTTTATCCAATAAAAAAGCCCTACATTTAAAGGGCTTAGTAATACGGAGATTGTGGGCGAGACTATCCCAACAGGGTGATTATACCATAACTCAATACTTGTGTCAAGCGACTATACGCCTTGAAGCCATAGATAGCATATTATCAAAGGCAAGCTCTAATTGGTATTCATAATCATTGTATTTAGAAGTTTTTAGGTATCTAGCGTAGACTGCATCCTTTTGGTCTTTAGGTAAGCTGCTTATAATTGCATCAATGGTTCTTACATTGGTTAAATCCATCTCTGATAACATCTCTTCAAACGCATCGCTAGTAGATTCACCGCCACTAATCATACCCAATGACTTGCTTGGGTAACCTAGTTTAGTGCTAGGTGCGTGCATCCATCTAGTCCAGTCATCAAGTATTTGTTTAAGCCTATCTATGTGCATTAGCTTCCTCTTCTGTGTGGATATAGATGCTTTTAATCCTATCGCTAAAGTCTGGCATAGGGTGAAATATGTTTTGTAGTAAATTAACTTTAGGTTTAAAATATTTGTATATTTTATGTTGTCCTTGTTGTTCACGTTCTGTTGAATTTAACATGCCTAAATTTTTCATGTTCAATACAATATACTGAACCTTTCTGTGTTCCATACCCATTTCTTTAGATAACTCTGCAATAGTTAATGATTTATTGTTTAAAATATCTAAAATTAAACTACGCATTTTTTCTACATTAACTAAACGACCTTTAATGTTGTAATCTCTAACTTTAGCTTTCATATTTTCCTTTATGATACATCAATTACTTTACATTCCCAACGACTGCCAACCTTACGCCAACCATGCACGTTCACTTTTATACTAGCTTTTCTTACTATCCCTATCGTATCACTATCAGCAATTTTTTTAACTCTTGCAGATATATTTGTATAGCTTGTGGTTTGGACTGCTAACACTTCATTTTCTTTTATAGCAAGTAGATCACACCAACCCCACATGTCTTGACGAATTTTACAAAAGTGATTAAATTTCTCTGTAATAGCTACAAGGTATCCTTCTGCTCTTAACTTCTTAAGGCTTAACTGCGTTGGGCTAGTCGCCATCAAATTGACTTTCGTGAGGTTTACATGCTCCTTCTTTAAAACGCTTTTGCACTTCCCCTGTAGATTTGTTTAATTCGTATTCATAAGCGTGTGGAGATACGTCATGGCTATTTTCTTTTCGTTTAAATATCTTGTTCCAATTGCCTTCTATTTCTGTTTCAGAAATTAACAATGGTCTTCTTGTAGAACCTTTACCCATTTAAATCTCCATATTTTTTAATATATGTGCTATAACATCAACAGTCCATCCATTGCCTAAGTGATGTGCAGCTTGATTTCTATTTAAAACTTTTGTGTATCCTTCTGGAATAGTCATACACCTTTCTAATTCTGTTTGCGTCATATACCTACAACTATTTTGAGATAAATCTTTATCTTCAAATATTAATGTAGTAAAACCTGTTTGACGATATCTTCTTACCATTTTATCTTTGCTAGTTAATGGCCTAGAATCAGAAGATAATAAAGCTCTAGCTTTATCACGATCTACATAACCACTCTCAATAATATCTTTAAGTTTAATATTTTTATCTTGTGGTTGATCTACGTTAGGTATGTTAGTCCAATACAATCTATTTCTTAATGCTGGTGATACCAAACTACTATTAATTCTAATTGGTTCTTCTTTAAATAAAATACTAATAACATCTTTATCTTCTTGTTTCATACCACCAACATTTTCAAATAAAAAATATTTTGGTTTTGTTTCTTGAAAAATTCTTAAATATTCAAAAAATAAAGAAGACTTTTGACCAGCTAATCCTGTTCTGTTTTTCATAGCTGCTGATAAATCTTGGCAAGGTGATCCGCCTAATAATAAATTAATACCTTGAAAGTCATTGCCATTACATTCAAATACATTAGAATAATAATGTGAATTAGGATAGTTAGATTTAGATACTTGTTTTGCCCTTTCATCTATTTCAAAAGCATGGTATTCGCAATCAATATTTAATTTATCTAAAGCAATTCTTCCGCAAGAAATGCCATCAAACAAAGATAAAACTTTAATCATTTTACTCCTAAATGTCCGTTAGTAAATAACCAACCTATAGTTTTTCTATGTGCTTCTTCCCATGCTGCTATTCTATCATGTTTATCTAACTCTTTACCATTATCTAACATAAAATGGCACGATACACATAATGCACTAATCCTAAAGTCATGAGATTTTACGCCAGTACCCTTGTTGTCTCTTAACTGATTACTATGAGCTGCACAAACTGTTCCATCTTCTATTGAACACATCATACATGGAGCTTCTCTAACAATTTCTAATAGTTTTTTATTTCTGTAATTACTCAAAACTCCAACCTAACTGAGTCGCCCAAATTTCTATTGAGTTTTGATAATCCGCCATCTGTTTACTATCCAATTTTGTAGTTGACTTAATAAGCTCTACAGGATTACCACATATTTCACGTTGTTCTCTTAAAAACTTATAACCCATAAGCTCATGTATTGTCGTAGGGTCTTCACCAAGATGGTTAGCTACTGAGCCATACAATGCCCATAGCCTTTCGTTCTGCTCTAAAGACCTAACTGTTTTCTCTTCCACAATGTTTACCCTCCATCTCTTAGTAAAGTCAAGTGCTTTTATTTTCTCTAATAAATTGTTTAGGTTCTGTTGATTTAAACTCCACCGTATCATAACTGTCTCTCCATTTACTTTTAAATACTACACCATCTTTAGAAGTTGCTTTGTAAGCAATGTCATCACCAAATAATTTCTTACATTTTTTTATAAAATTATTTATGGTCATGGTCGTTCTTTGTAACTCAAACTTTTTTTATCAAACCAAAAAGACCACTTGCCCTCTACAGGATAGTTACGTTGCTTCTGTAAATATACTACACAATCTGGAATACCTTTTAAATCTTCTTCTGTCTTATCGCCCATTTCAATATCAGTTTCTTTTTTCTTATTTCTAAATACACACAAAATGTTATCACAAAGGTTACGAATATGAGAGCTACCTAAAATATGAGTAGCATCTGGAACTACATTTTCATCTGCCATCTTACGAGTATGTGCTACCAAAAATATATGTATATTTAAATCACGACACGTTGTAGCAAGTTTATCAATAAAAAGTTTTTGTCTCTCATAATTGTCTTCAGATATATCTGACATCTTCATCAGAGAATCAATTACAAATACTTCTACACCTAATACATGCTTACCCCAGTACAATGTAGCAATCATATCTTCTGATGTAGTAGAGCCTGTTTGGTCATAAAGATATAATTTATCTTTAGCTCTATCACAAAACTTAATTACATACTCATCTGTAGGTTCTGATGACTTTAATGTTTGTTGCACCATACGAGCAAGAGTTAATACAGGCCTCATCTCTAAAGAAGCAATTAAACATTTGGTATCTTGTTTCATTAAAGATAATACAACTTGAGATAACCACATACTTTTACCATGTCCAGACACTCCTGTCAACACAGTTAATTCAGCAGGTCTTATTTTAAAATCATCTTCCGTTTTAATGAAGCCCAAAGATTTGCCAGAGTGTATTTCAGAATTAAAATATCGAACGACATCTTCAGTAAAAACATCCGTACTCTTAACAAGAAATTCTGCATTTGTATTTTTCCCTTTATAATATTCATTTATAATTTCCTTATTAACTGTTAATTTTTCTAATACGTCACCTATATTCATTTAGCACCATCCCATACATTCCTAACTTTTTGCAATTCATCTTCCCATCTTTGTTGGTTAATGTAAGTTAGTGGTGAAGGGTTGAATCCTTCTTTCCATGATTTAGTTTTACTCATTTCTTTTACATGGTAAATGATCTTGTCAGCAATTTTATCTAACTTGTTACTACCCCATTTATCCATACAAGGTTTTTTACCTACTTTTCTATTAGCTGGATACTCTTTCCAAAAATAATTAAATATACTGACATATATATATGTCTCTCTCTATGTCTCTGTATCTGTAACCCCACTTTGCTTGCATGGTGCTAGAATGAT